ATGTTTTCCAATCATAAATAGAAATTGTTCCATCCGCATTTTCCCGAATCAAGTAAATATAGCCCTGAACCTAACGATCATCTGAAAGCGGATAGATAACTAATTCCTCAGTCTTAAATACACCCTTTGGAGGCTGGAACGTCTGACAAAAATGCTTCATATCAGCAATCCAATTATTACGAATAGTATCGTTACCCTTAAAGTCCTTGGGGAACTCTAACCCAATCAAATCTAAATCCAACAATTCTTGATTTAAAGTTTCAGGCAATTCATCTACTGTTGCCTCCCCTTTAATAATTTCCTCCAGTTTATCGTGAATTTTGGTTCCCAATACACCATAGATTCCATTTGTACCTTTGTCATGTTTGATATATGATCTAAATGTTTCATATAAACATTCCTCGATTGTATTACATTTTGAAATGCTATATACATTCTTATTAGCATCAAACAATGCTTGAAGTCGTGGGTCTTTATCTCGTTTCGCCATAATATACCTCTCTTTTATTGATTAAGTAGTTATAACCATACAACATAGTTCTTAATAAGTTCGGTAAATGCTCCCTTCCCTAAATCAGATGGGCTTGCTTTACTTCCCTTGGGCAAGATCAAATTCTCTCTATCGAACACGTAACCAACATGATTATGAAATACTGCATTATCTAAAAGCAATTTTTGAGCCTGTAATCTTATCTGTTCTTCTTCTAAGCCCTCATCATAGGCCAGAATAATTTTTGAAGTCATCAGGGCTTTTAAATGTTTTGCTTGAATATCGCTTACATCGCATCCACAAGTAGCCAATCCTACATAGCTGCCCATAGAATGAAGCTGCTGTACAAATTTTTCTGATTCACCTACAACAACAATATTCTTTTGCTGGATGGATTCATAGTTGTGATGGTATCCATAAAGGGTAAGGCTGCGGGAGCATGGAATGATTGGCAACCAGCGTTCATCTTTTGAACACCTACTATCATTCAACCTTCCCATGATCCCACATAGCTTACCATCTAAAGTGTACTCAGGAACGGTAATTCTTAATGACTCCAAATCAAATCCTACATTGAAATGCTTTTGCGTCTGAAAATTAATTCCATCTTTAAAGAACATCAGATTAAATTTATTAGCGTACTCATCAAGAATAGATTCATCATATGTAGTCATTGAATATTCTGGTTCTTGAATTTCCTTCATTAGACCTTTATAAAATCCGCCAAATGGATACCTAATTTTTTGACTAAACTGGCTTTTTTCAAGGCCAAGAGTTTCTGCGACATATCTTAATGCTTTTGGAAATGACAATTTTTTTGTTTTCATTACAAGTGAATACAGATTGCCATGTTCATTTATAGAAAACCCATCAAACTTTAAGGTATCAAGTTTCAATCGCATTGCTGTTGGATTATGCCCATCCTCACGGCTAAAACGCAATTCATTTTGTTTACTTCTATATGTAATCTGCGTATAGTCCATAGATTCAAGGAGGACGATACAGGCATCTAAATTGTTAGATAAGTAATTGGACAGCGATAGTGCATTTACTATAATACCGCCCTCCTTTCAATCTACAACCAATTATCCCTCAAGCCACTTATTGTCCAAATAGTAGAATCCATATGTAGCAACGTCAATCAAAATAATCCAGAACACCCAAAAGATAACCAGTTGAACTTTTGATTCCAGATATTCGATTGTTTTATCTATTGGCATATCATTATAAAATGAAGTTTGAGAAATTGTGTTGTCACTTAAATTCGCAAACAATGTGCCTGTATATGAAATATCTGAACCATAATACTTATCTCTCAAATGTGATGAAAGTTTAATTGTCGTAATATAGTTCTCTGGGAAATACTCAATAGTTCCATATGGAAATTCTACACCAAGATATGAAATTGTAGTTGCATTACGATAATCCCTATCAATAGTATCCCATGTCCAATATGTTTCTACTTCAGTATAAGTTTGTGTTTTACCATTAACAGTTCTTGTCTTTGTTACTGTCCGTGTGTGCATTGTATAACGTTCAGTAACCTTAGTCATAGAACCATATAACCCATCTACTTCAGGATAGGAAACAGGATCAACCGCAACCAGATCGCCATGTACAAACGCATTACCAACATTTGTACGCATACCATATTTGAACAATTCTGGATCATCGTTAATCCGAAGCGCAGTATTATATTTCTGGTATTGCTCCATTAAACTATCATTGATTTTGTCCGAGATAACAATACCAATAACAAGCATAATGCAAATTAACGCAATACTAAAAATAACTTCCCGCTTTGTGATTTTCATATTGCTTACCTTTAGTCAAAAAGATTAGTTGGAGCATCAGAAGAAACATTGTAATCAAGATATGTATAATCCATAAGCTGATACCCAAGCATACTCAAAATCTGCTTATTAGGGAACTTCCGAACATACTGATTATAGTTCTTTACCCATGTATTAAAATTGCTACGATAATTTGCAATCAAATTCTCTGTAGTGGCAAGTTCGTTCATCAGTTCCTTATAATTGTCACTACTCTTTAGATCAGGATATGCCTCCGCCACGGCCTGAATCATAGTCCGAATTTCTTGCACACTCTCATCTGAAGAACTACCACGCTGTCCAATCACACCCATAAGTGTCTGATACTCATGCTCATCGTATGCCTTAACACAATCAACCAGATTGGGAATCAAATCAGCCCTGCGCTTCTCTTGCACCTTAATCTCTGACTGTGCCGTATTAATCTGTTCCTCAAGAGAAATAGCTTTATTCTGAACCCCTTGAAACGCAAAAACAAACAGCAAAATTGCAGCCACAACAACGGCAATACCAATCAAAATAGGCTTAAAATTCTTCATTTTACATCCTTCTTTCTAATACAATAATTTTAACAAATTTGGAATAACGCCCAACTCATTCTCTATTTCATCCAGAATTTCTTTTACCTTCTCCAGAGGTACATAGTCATTTCCATTTAGTGTAAATCCTCCTTATTTATGTTCATTAAACACCGAACAATATCCGATTTCCTTCCAACGATTGAAACGACCATTAAATTCATAAAGAACTTGAATTTTATCATCATCGTTTCTGGTCTTATCAAGAAATGCCACAATATATTTCTTTTCCGGGTCTAATGGAATTAGCTTGCGCACGTTGGTATATTTACCGCTCTCATCCTTTTTCAGTTGATATGGTTTTACATCAAATTTTGCTCCCGGAAATTCATCATCCCACAATGGTCTTGCATAAACCATTTCAGAAAAGACTTCCTTAATTTGCTTGGCGTTAGAAAGACAACTGGCATCCAAATATCGTTTATTTAAAGTATGTAAGGCAAGCTGATATGTACAGATCAATGAAATATTTTCACGGCTGGTAATCTGAAACAGTTTACGACTATGAATCAAAAGCTGCTGCCACATGGATTCATCAATTTCATCTTCAGATTTCATAGTATCAAACATAACCACTTGATAACCAAGTTTCGCCAGCTTCTTAATAATGCGCTTAACCTTGTTCATATCATTATCAAACAATTTAACAAACTGAATATTAGAATACTTTTCTTTAGAAATTGCTTTAGCTTTGCGAAGCATTTCCCATTGTTCCTTAGTGAACTTTCCCATCTTCAGCTTCTTTCGGGTCAGCCCCCAATAATCTAATTCAGCAGTAAGTATATGTACAAGTAGGAGTTGCTTAAAATCCTTTGAACGTTGTTCATTACTGATTACAGCGCATTTTGTACCATCCTCAGTCATTGGAAGAATCATATTTTCAAATACAAATGAAGTCTTACCAACACCACTATGACCAGCAAACATATACATATCGCCAAGCGGAGTACCAAGCGTTAAGTAATTTAAGATAGGACAATGCGCACCATAACTAATGCCCTGCGCTGATCCGTCATTACATTCAGTAAGAAATTTCTCATCAATCTCCAATGTTTCAATTTCAATATCGTGTGTGTTTTTAATGCTTACACTATTTAAAATGTAATCAAAATAATCATACACCTCTTGATTTGTCATTTTAGAGAAACGATCAACATTGTCCAATACAGGAAACCCTTTATCGTACAAAGTCATAAGCGTGTTCATCTTTGCAACTTTGTCATAATAAGCATCGACATTTTCAGGATTAACTAAAGAACAAAGTTCACTTACTGTAGCATAACCACCAAGTTCATCGAAATGCTTTTTGACTGTTGGCTTACCTTCTAAAAATGTATATATAGTTACATTGTCAAAAGATTTAAAGCCTTGATTGAACATCTGCCGCCCAAGTGAAAAATAGAAAACACCATCATCTGTTTTTAATGTCTGATCTTCATTTGCATTTACACGTTGAAAATCATCATATAAGTCAGGCTGTTTCCATAAACAAAAAACGAATGTGGCTTCTGCGCTATCTCGACCTTTAATCAGTTCTTCAGGATACTTTTTTAAATCTATATTGATCACCCTCCTTTAAAACTCATCATCATTGAGAAAGCTGCTAATATCCTTTCCACGGGTTTTTGTCCCAATACTGGATAAATCGCCACACTCGATTTCGGTTGTTTTTATGGTATTCTCTTGTTTCTTTTTACGTTGGAACTCTGCATTTACATCTGCAATAGAGTTTTTAATGATCGCAAACATATATGCGACTTTGTTATATTCAGCGGAGAACTGCTTATGTTCCATCTGATAATGAATATCAGACGCACATCGTTTAAATGTTTCTAAAATTACATCATCATCATAAAATGACAGTTCATTTAGCTTTTTAGGAAGGGAGGTAGGAAATGGTTGCCCATTTCCATACCTTAAAAACTCCCGACAAACATAATCAATCAGTTCTTTACGCTTGGCCTTACTCTTTTGGTCAGCATCATAAATTTCTTGGCTTTTATAATACTTACCATTGATTTTTACAAATGTATCTGTAGTTCCCTTTTCGCCAGTAATAGCACATTTGCATGGCCTCGCCATAAGTACCTCCTATTACTCTGTCTGATTCAGAACCTCAACAATATTCTCCAGAATAGCGGTAGGAATATCATCAGAATTTTTGAAATTCGGAATATCATTCTCAGCCATAATTGCTTTAACCTTCTTCTTAGTGGCAGCATTGGCATCGGAGAACTTATTCTGAATCACACTCATAAGTTCTGCATTGCGTTCCTCATCAATCTTGTTCTTTGCATCCTGCTCCAGCTTCTCGGCAACCTCGGCCTCTTTTGCCTTACGAGCCGCAGCCAGTTCCTTTTTAGACTGCTCAATAGTCTTGTCGCCCTTGCTATGCTCGGCAAGAATAGCGTCCGTCAAAGCCTTAATGAAAGCGTCAGAATCAAGAGGAATTTTATCAACAATATCAGCAAAACGAGACTTAGAATCTACGCTGTAATTATCATCACGGAAAGAAATACAACGAGTTTCGCCCAAAACCTTGCCCTTAACTTCCTCCTGCTTAGTGACAACATTCTTCTTACCTGTCTTTTGCTTGACAATCTCACGATCAATATAAGCGACACCAAGGAAATGCAACTTAGTCTTGAGTGCATTAAAGTACCGCTGACTCATATTAGTAGTCAGAATGGAATAAGACTCGCCAGTAATAGGATCATCCACGTCTTTCTTCTTTGTATGTCCAATCGCAATAAAAGAAACTCCAACACCCTTCAGTTCCCACAGCTTATCAAGAACAATCTGGATCGCCTTATCCTCACCAGCCATAAAACCACCAAATGCAGCCTTAATAGATGTAATCTTAGGCTTATCGGGGTTGGCTCGGTTGTGCATCCGAATAACCTCCGGCTCTGCAATTTCAAGCAACTGATCAAACGTATCAAGAACAATAACACGCAGTTCCTTATAATCAGTCAACTTGTTCTCAATCACATCATCACAGAACTCCTTGAAAGTAGCCCAATCAGGAATCTTTTCAGACACAATACCATTAATAGCATCGTGACCATCTTCCTTACCAATATCAAGGGCAATATAACCCTCATCACCAGCCAGCTTCTCACAAACCTCCTTAATGACAGTAGACTTACCAATGCCACTTTCACCAATCAGGCCAATGTTATATGCCAACGGATCAATACAGATTTCACGCTTCTTACCAAATTTCCTTGCCATTACACATCACTCCTTTCATTAAAACAGGTCATCTTCATCTACGCCATCATTCTTATCATCCTTATCAAATGGCGGCTCATCATCCTCATCAGACTTATTGCCCTTCTTAGAATTACTCTTGGCCTCATCCAAAGTCTCATCCTGCGGCGGCTGATAAATCCGTTCCTCGAACTCGCTACCCTTGTCATCGGCATCCAGCAAGCCATCAGCAAAATCGCCATCCAGCTTCGGATCGAACAAACGGAACTCATCAATACGATCACCGTAGATATTGCCCTTGGGCTTAAAATCATCCAGTGTCTTAATGCCAAGTTCAATCTGCTCCTTTTGAGCATCAGTCAACATCGACTCATCAAAATCAGCCTCTTCAGCACCACGCAGTAGAACCATTTCCCACGGAATATGAACCATATCCTTGCTCTTAACCTTGATATACTTCATCTTATAATCAAGCAGCTTCTTATGACGCTCGTTCTCCATATCATACTTTGCGCCAGAGAAAACAACCTGAATAGGAACATACTTACGGCCCTCATCCTTGTTGATGTACTGCTCAATATAACAATCCAGTGTAATCTTCTTGTTTTCATCAAAATCAGAATCATCAAAGCTATCCTTGTTATAGAACAGATCAGCAGTAATCATAAGGCGGCTTTTACGCTCTTCTGGAGCAGCAAAAACATTCTGAATACGGAACTTGCTGTAGTACATCTTCTTCTTGCCATACCAATCACGAGTAAACTGGCCTGTAACAACTACAC